ATATGGTCTTTAGTCGCTGCACCCACTTCACTGGCAGTATGGATATGGTCTTTAGTCGCTGCACCCACTTCACTGGCAGTATGGATATGGTCTTTAGTCGCTGCACCCACTTCACTGGCAGTATGGATATGGTCTTTAGTCGCTGCACCCACTTCACTGGCCGACAAGCCGTCCCGATACGCAAGATCGCCCAACATCCAGTTTGTAGCTGTAGCTAAATCAACACTGCCACCCCTGTCAGCATAAAATACGGAGTTGTATTCCTCAGCACGAGGGTTTGCTGTGTTAGCATCAACAATCCGGTAGTCAAAAGCAGGGTAATCCCCAAACAAGTACCTTTCACCAACGTCGAGGTTGCTTTCTATTTCTTCCTCCTCAACCTGGATTACCCTATCAATAATGCCTATTGACGAGTCTGATGCCGTCTGGGTGTAGACGGTAATTATTACGCTAGTCATATAGAATAACCTACTGCTTCATCAACAAATACCGAAAATTCCATAAAAACCTTGCTTGCAGGAAGTAATGTTTCGTCGTCTGTCCTCAATGTAAAGCCATACGTAACAGCGTCTTTTCCTGCACCTGTGTCAATAAAGTACTTTTTCTGCTCACTTAGCTTTGTTGTATCCGAGTCTGTCCAGTTAATATCCGTAGAGACCGCTGTTGTAGCATAAACTGCCTGCGAGGTTAGTATCTTTGTGCCGATCAGAAATACACTGGTAGATAAGCTAAAATCACGGTAGACGGTTACCCAATACTTTGGTATCGGCTTATCTGCCGTACTGACTGCTGTCCGTGTTTTTGATACCAATTTGATCTTAGCAGACATTCTAACCTGCGTTCTGGTCATGTTAGCAGGTAGCATCACATACACCCAGGTCACGGCATACGGCCCAGACCGTACAGACGCCCTTCTATCGACATCATAATAAAACTGCCTGCTGCTATACCTGCTTAGGTACGGCGTACCGTTATCGTCAAGAACAACGTTTGCATCACTTAGCTTTATGTATGCCGGGGCACTTTCATCACTGTAGCGTCCTTCTTTAGTTCCTGCCTGAACAGTCACTTTTAGCACATAGTTTTTTTCACCGGAATCAGTTATAACCCGAGCAGAAAACACAGACAAACTTGCTTTCGGGTTAATGACTTTAACAACGTCAAATGTATGCACTGAATCAACAAGATCAGGATTTAATGCTGCGGCATCGTATGCCGCCTGATCCAGAAGCCAGGAGTGTACAATATAATCCGCAATAAGTGGGCTAATGTTACCGTCACTATCATTTGAGTTGGGACTCCAAATAGCAACTATAGCCGGGGTGATACGCCTATTCCCATCTATGGAGACATTTTCAACCGCAAAAGCCAAGTGTGGCTTTGTTGGCTTTCCTGGCCGACGTAGGTCAACCAGAGGTGCCACCTTGCTGGTTTTAGTATTAACATTTGTGTCAGGCACGCGCTCCAGTTTCTCACGTGTAGACGCATTGATTAGCGTCAGTTTGGCTGACAAATCGTCTCGATACTCAACTTTTGTCACCTTTGCATTAAAACTGCTGTTGGAGATCAGGCCAAAAACAACCAGATCGCCAACCATAATGCCCGGACTGTTTGGCACCGGACTTACGAAGGCCAATGTTGTGTGAAACCCAGACGAATCCGCAGAAGTGTAGGGGTTAATAATAGGGTAACTACTGTCTTTCTGCTGAAGCTCTACGTAGCGTATGTACAACCCGTAGCTAGACGGCAGGCCTAGACTTGCACTTGAATCCTCAGGGTCTCTGTTGTACATCCGCACAGGAGTGTCCAGTGTGATTGTCGTGTACAGGCCAGCAGCATTTTGCGTGGTGCTGACAACACGTGCGGATACAACCGATGCGTGCATGGTGTCATAGGCAATTTTAACGCAGTCCCCACGAGTTACTACCAGGTTTTCTATGTCAGTCTCCAGGGTGTAAGTCTCCTGTCGGGTTAACTGGACATTGAGAAAATAAACGCCTTCACGAGTAGCTTGTTCAAAATCAAGCACACCTTGCGTTTCCAGAACCTCGTATTGTTGAGCATCTGTTTCAGAATATGCCAGTGTTTGGCTGGTGTCTTTCCAGCCGTACACAATTTGCTCTGCTTCCTGATACACATCACGATCAATGTATCGTACCCGCAGTGCGTGTGGACGACGGACAAAGTGCCGCGTAAATGTCAGATTACGGCTATTACGTGGAGTAAAAAACTGCCTCGGAACAAAAGCGTCTTCACGAGAAAAATCTGAAACTATCCCGAACTTGTTGTCCTGAAAAGACCATGACGCTCTGCCAGCCGCCGTGATGACTTTTAGCCGATCCAGCAAGGACTCTTCTTCCGTATGGTACCAATGATATTTAGTACCATAGCCTGTCGGCCCAGAAGTATAATAATAATTACTGTCTCTACACCACTGATACCAATCATAAATTGACTCAACATTAAGTTCCGTGTCAACATCAACAGGGTTCTGTACATGAATGCCACTTAGTGCATCTACATACGCCCATGCCGGATTTGCTGTTGGTAACCACTCCCAAACCCGGTTGTTTATATCAGTCAGCACTTTCAGCACGGATTGTGCATAAACAGTTACCGTGTCTACGTTGCCTGTAAACTGTCCCGAGTTTTTTACCTTCAAAGCCATTAAAACAACATCATTGCTGGAATTGTGTTCTGACACTATCCAGGGCCGACGAGTCCTGACAGAACGCAGTTCTGTCCAGATAAAATCAGTATACATCGCATTGGTCTCTATTGCATACGTAAACTGACGAGTTACCCGTATCGCATACGTGCCTGCAACAGCAAACGCAACAACAAGCGGACGACGCAATGGTTCCCGTGTGCTGGACGTTATTACACAATTATACTGGATGCCAAAAGAAAATGTAGGGATGACCCAGTAATCACTACTGTAGGCTGGATTAGTTCTGTAATCATAAGGAGTCCAGACAGAACTACTTGGCAGTTTGTATTCAACCAATAACCTGACGCCACCACCGGACACACCGCCCTTACTGTTGGAGCAAAATAGACCGTTACTAAATAATAACTCTATTACAGCATAGTTTGTGTTTGGGTTTGTGGTAACAGTATAGGTCACTGCTGGATTACCGTTGCCAAGCGTATATTCAAACCAATAATATCTGCCGTCCTTCTTACCCATTTTTTCTGAGTAGCCGCCATACCGACCAACAGGGATATTGTACTGATAATTGACTTCTTGAAACTCGGTGTCTTCAGAATAAAGCGTAATCTGTGATGGATGGCCAATTTCCCACTTTGCTCCTGCGAAATTTTCAATCGCGGTGTTTCCAAACCGAATAACGTCACTCCCAAAAGTGCTTGTAATGTTCTGAGTTCCGTAGAAAATGCCATCTTCACTGCTCCCCTTTAATAAAGGGTAATAAGTGCTGCGGTTTGCCACGTCCATTTTGCGGCCTACAATGTGGTACTGTTGGGTAATGCCGTCACTGGCAAGGGATGTGTTGTCAGGGCCAATCCGCAACGGCCCGTAACCCAGACACAACAGTAAGTACAGAAACTGATTACCTCCTACAGTGGAAAAGTAGTAGTTAGCAGCAAGCGGGGGGTTGATTCGGTATCTGCCGTACAGTTTGGGTATTACCCCAAACCGGTTAGGCTGGTTCGACTGAGATGTCATTGGCCCGTAGCGGCCACCAATAGGCTGTGCAGGGTTGTTGATTTTTGGCTGCTCGGCAACTAATTGCACAATAGTGTTGGCTATTGCCGCCACAGCGGAAACTACTGTCAAGATAACAGCAATAACCGGCGGCAATTTTGGTGCGTTGACAACGACAACAAAATCGTTCTCCATTATTACAGTGTCACCCCATTGCTCCCGCTGGATTCTTTCTCCGTTAATTAAAACCTGTGTCGTCGGGTGTGCATGTTCCAACAGAAAACTTAAAAGAGTTCCTGCCTGAACATGACAAAGGTAAGTCTCATCAGGCTTGAACGGGTTTGGTTTAGCAACAACGGTAACCATGCGGTAAATAGTATCCCTGCAAATTGTTGATGTCCTTGAGTTTCTCAACCCTGGCTTCGTGTTTTCTGGCAATGTGCAGCATCTGATGTGCTGACACCATTAGCCCACAATGTAGTTGGCCGTTGTAGTAGTTGAACAAAGCAATGGAAAACGGCTCTGGTTCTTCGACCTGATCCCACTCAGAAATGTGTGCGTCCAGGGCCATCTGAATCTCATTCGGATTGTCTACGTGCAAATAGTTGTTGTCATAACTGGGCAGCAGTATCCCCTTCTGTTCTTTCCACACCAACCAGACCAGGCCGTAACAGTCGCAACCCTCACGACTCCTACCGCAGTCCTTGTAGGAAATCCCTATGTAATCCTGCCAGAACGTCACAGAAACAGACCTACCGCCACTGCGGGAGAGAACCGGCCTACAGTTGCAGGCTCATTCAAAAAATCAGTGTGAAACCCCAACGATGCCTCCACCGTGTTAACTGTTACTGACACAGTGAGCAAATCATACAATGTAGGCCCGAGTTCAACTGCCCAAGCCCAAACAGAAGTGTCTCGCCTGCCTCGCACTACCGCAATATAAGCTTGTGACTGAAAATCACTGTCCTGCAAGGTTTTTACAATGCGGCGTCCAATTAGACCTATATTCTCCATTGTCAGCGAAACATAGGGTACCTCAGAGTCATCATCGACAGCCAGTTTTATGCTGAACGGGCAGGCACTGTACACAATAGGCGTTGGTACAGCCGCTGGTCTTTTTGCCAGGTCAAACGGCATGGTAACGTCCTCAGAATTGGCAATCAGATACGTGTTGCTAGCCCTGCCCTTTAAGCACAGTGCCGGGAGCCACACATGATCGGTCTCCTGTGCAAACAAGCTCCGTAAACCGTCTGCTGAAACTTGTCTTGGCATTACGGTAACTGCTCCAGCCGGGCCGTGACCTGCCATTGTCGATATTGCTCTGCATAGCCAATCGTATACAGAGGGTCATTGTCGTTACCGTGAAACCGCGCAAGAATATGAGTGTCTGTGGTCATTCCGTGACGTGGTTTTGGAAAGCGGAATGCCAATGATCCAGCACCAAGTGCGTTATTGAACCAGGACTCAAACGCGCCCAACTGGTCGTGCGTCAGGTACCACGTACAGCTAAATTGGCGTGTGTTGGATGTAAACCGGCGTCGAACCTTGTCGATACCGGCATCCACCGTACTGCGGATAATTTGTGATTGCGGCTGTTCCTGGTAATTGGTAGCCGCAGGGTACGGCAAGGTTTCAGGCCAAACCGGTGTAGTCATCGCTGCATCCCTGCTCTACGCAGCCCAAAGTTTGTCCGCAACGACTTATCCAGAACGCCGGTATCTACAGCAGTTTTTACCTCTTCCCTAACCAACATCCTGATAACCTCTCTGTTGTTTCCATCACGACTCTTTTGCATCTCAATCTCTGGAGAACCAGCCTTGCGCTGGTCAATGACTTGTACCAACGTGGAAGATTCTTTTGCAGGCCCGCTGTAATTATAACCAGAATCTGGCCTTGTAGGGTTTGCGTATAGCTCAGGAGGCCTGAATTTATTGACAAACCCGCCGTTGGCAAACCTGAACTGGTTAATTCGCTCCAGATTATGCACACCAAACGCCTGCGTAGCCCGTGCATTGACCACAAACTCTCCGTCACTCAGCCTGGCAGGAATGCTGTCCGAGGTGGCAGTGCCTGGGCCTCTGACGTAGCCGCCTGTGCTGAAACCTCCAAACGCACCCGCAATGCTCGTTATGTTTTTCAACAAGCCTATGGCCGTCTGTGCATCAGACATCTCGGATGACCCCCCTGAACTCATCCGACTGCTGATGTTCTGCAACGTATCGCCAAACCCGTCCAGACTGGTTGACACCGTAGTGAATGAGCCTGTCAGCTTGTCAGAAAACTCGTCCATCGGCTTGGCAATACCGTCTTTCAAGTCAGTCACAAGCTCTTGCGGATCAAACTTACTGCCCGTAGTCTGCGTAATGTCAGCCGGATTGGTTAGCTCAACATACATCGCCTTTTGAGGTGACTCTCCCCGCGAAGCCAGCAATCCCTGGTTAATTCGCTCCAGGTTCTGTACGCCAAACGCCTGCGTAGCCTGTGCATTGACCACAAACTCTCCGTTACTCAGCCTGGCAGGAATGCTGTCCGATGTGGCCGTGCCTGGGCCTTTAACCTGTCCACCAGAACTGAAGCCCAGACTGTCAAAAAGCCCGCTGGCAAAACCGCCACCGCTGTCGCCGCCACCTCCAGACAACCAACTACTCCAGGAGCCTCCAGAGCCTGATGCTCCTCCCAGCAACGACGTTGACGAAGGGCTTCCGCCCACATTCAGACCAGAAGAAATTTTGCTTGCGTCTGCACCTCCAAAAAGGCTACTCATCGCGTCGGTAAATTCTGAACTGCCTCCGCCGCGCTTGCCAACCAACCCGGCAATTTTCTCAACAGCACCAAGAAGACCTCCTAACGCCGAGAAGCCTGCTCCGACTTTGCTTCCTGTGGACGAGCCTAAAGCGGCAAAACCGCTTGTCAGGTTGTTGCCAAAACTGCTCAAACTTCCGGTCATATCCTTGAACAACCCGGACAACCGGTCGGACAGACTGCCTACCGGCTTCGACAAGCTGTCCTTCAGGTCAGTAAGATTTTCGGTATTATCCGTCCCGTTTTCAGCAGCACTTATCACCTCGTCCTGATTGGTTACATGAACGTACAGCGGCTTGGTTTTAGCCTCACCCCTAGCTCCCATCCCCAGTACATTTTTGACACCATCCAGTACGGTACTCTTGAGGACATCACCCAGAACCGCCTGACCCATGTCCGTAGCTGCGGTCTTTAGCGTACCCCAGACACCACTGCGCGACGCCTGTTCCCGCCGGGCTTTCTCCTGCTCCTTTAGCGTCTTGGCCGCAGCCGCCTCCCGCTCTTGTTGAGCAGTCTCTGCCTGGCGGATAACCTGAGAACGCATGAGACCCTCAGACGCCTGACTGGCAGCTAATTGCTGACCCGAGGCTCCCCTTGCCAGCAAATCCGCACGCGCCTGTACTCGCTTGCTATCCGCCATCTGCACCGCCTCAGAGTAGGCTCTGGGCCGATCCAGCACAATGTCTGCATAATCAAGTTTGGCTTGATTGACAGCAATAATGGCCTGCCGCAAGCTCTCCGCCGACTGCCTGGCTTTTTCTCCGTTGGTTGCAAAATCGACAAGACCGGTGATGGCATTATCAATCCCGGCAACAAAATGGCTCTCGATTGTCCTGTGCAGGTTTTTAGCAGAGTATTCAAGGCCATTAAGACCTTCGACAACATTGTTCAGGCTGACATCCCCGAGGGCTTGAAGCGGGGTGACATCCAGTTCGTAAAGCTGTGCGTTGATCCCGGCAACCGCCTCCGTAAGCTGTTCCAGT